CAGCTTTCGCTGGAAGTTCTTCCTATCCCACTGTTATAGGAAACTTTTCTCAAAATTCATCTATTGAAGTAGAAACTCCCTTCTATTCTGTTTATAATCAGCTAGTGACTAGCTCTCAGTCACTCGTTGACCCGAATGCGCTTACTAATGGTGTTCTCCGAATTCAGTTTGCAGTTCCCAAAACTACGACTCTCCCAACTTTTGAGGCAAATACAACGATTTTAAATTATGATCCTGCTTTTCCTACTGTTTGGAACAGTACTGGTGCTCTGACGAAAGAATGGCCTGCTGGAACTCATTACCTCACGCTTCAAGTGTATGTGGCTGGAGGTGATGATATCTCGTATGGCTATCTCGTTTCCCCTCCGGATACATTTAACATCGAGACTCCAGTGCCGCCTCCCATTACATCGCTTAATTCTGCTTACAACCAAGCTCGGCTGGCTGCTCTTCGAGATGATGTTCGTGCGTTGGCAAGTGTTGCTGACAAGTTGCTTGAACAGAGAGACAAGGAAGACGATTTTGAACGTGTCAATCATTCATGAATTATATCATTTGTGAGAGCTATTCAGGGTTTCCTGACTCTCGAAATCCAAAAATATCCGCATGAAGGAATATTCGCATCTTATTTTCTCATCAGTCTAGTAGAAACGTGAGCTCAGTTTGGTGAAATACACCCCCGATTTTGAAGGAGGGTGGTCGTAACCTTTTGAAAGACATGTGTGAAACCCGAGTGTTAGATCGTGTTAGGGGTAACCCTATGATCTTTCGCCTATGGCCTCTGTTGAGGTCGCGTGGTGGATCGCTGAATGTGTAGAAAGGTGAAAACCAATGATAAGCGTAGCTAGCAAGTGTTACCCGCAACGACCAATAATCAAAGTGCGGAGCATGCATTGTGGGTTAGAAGGCTGAATCGAACCCTCACCCCATTTATATAGCTTTATGATGACAACCGAACATGAAAGTGATTCGCCTCATCTTTGGCATACTGTTGCGAGTGGGAGTCTTACTGTTGATGCTCTTGCAGATGAACTTCTTTCAGAACTTCGGGCTACTTCTGCGCCTGATCCCCAGACTGGGAATTATAGTGCGGATGATGTGGCGCAGGTGCGTGCGTGGATTGCGGCGCGCAAGGCGGAGAGCTCGTTTCGGCGACGTCTCCGAATCATATGGGAGAAACTCAAGTGTGCCCCTGGTGCACTTGCGCGGACCCCGAGAGTGGCCTTGAATTGGGCCATTCGGAGCTTTCTTGGTGGCTATTCGGCTGGCGGACTGTTGGTGTCTGCACTTGAAAAGTACCAGGAGTTTCAAGACGCTCTTGAGTCGACTTTTGACAAAGGTGTGGGACACTTTGTTCGAGAGTTAGCTTTTGATGCCTCTTGTTTGGCAGTTCATCTTGCCACAAGTACCCCCTATGGAAGGCTGTTTTCCATGGTTGAGTTCGTTTGGAGACAATTCGGACCTCTCCTTAAAATCAGCATTGAACGACTTTGGACAAATTATCTTTGGCCAACTTTCTCCCTGATGTTTGGGAAGAATGCTCGCTCACCAAGTGGCGCCATGAGGCCCAATGAGTTTAATGAACTGCCAACTAGTTCATACTTTGAGGCCGTGGCGACATCAGCAGCCGTTGTAGGTTGTTTGGCAGCAGGAAAGAAGGTTGTGGACAACAGAGAAGTCTCCAAGTGTGTTGGTTCTTGGGGAAATCTTGGCCGAGATGTGAACAATCTCGAGCGTGGAGGAAGTACGATACTCAATTTGTGTCGTACTTTCGTTGGATGGGCAAAGGAAGCTGTGATGTACTTCTGGCCAGAGGCCCGCCTGGGATTCGGAGTTCGTGGGGAGTTTGAGAACGTGGGTATCGATATATCCAAGTTCATCAACCTCCACTCGAAGTACTCTGATATAACTCAGAGGCAGAAATTGGCCACAGAGTATAAGACACAACCCGAGATCGTTGAGGCTTTGCGACTCGGCAACTTGGTTACGAGAGCCATAGTTGACCAAAAAGTTAAAATTAGTGCTGCAGTGCGACAGGAACTCATGACGATGCGTCGTGACATTACTGATTTCGCTAAGCATTTTGAGAAGTACCACATTTCGCCCCCGAATCGCCGCTGTCCGATGCACATTTCCTTTGTTGGAGAGCCGGGTTGCGGAAAGAGTGCCTACATGACTAGGGTAGCCATGGAGGTTCCACTTCTTTGCACGGCCTACGGAAATGGAAAAGTGACTCCAGAGGGTGAAGAGGATTTCACCTTTCATGATGATGGCACGCCGAAAGTTTGGAAGAAAGGAGGTGGTTGTAGGCATGATGATGGCTATAACACTGAACTGAAAGTGATGACGTGGGACGATGTGTTCGCTGGCCAGGGAGAGACTCCGGATGAGTCTGATGCCATGTGGATGCTTAAGACCATTAGTTCCATGGCTTGTCCGCTTTCGATGGCTGATATTAGTGACAAGGGAATGGAATTTCGCTGTTTGTTAATGGTCACTTCGGGAAATGAGGCTTACCCCAAGTTTCCTGAAATGCGTGTTGACAGAGCGATTTATCGAAGACGAAACGTCCTTATTAGAGTGGGTAAGGACGGACAGCTGGACATGATTGATCCCAACCCGGAAAATATCAATTCATCTCCGACTGTTCTTAAACACTTTCGCAACCTGGATGAAGCTCTCCCGTGGTTGGCGAAAAAGACATACGACTTTCTCCAGCTTCCATTGTTGGGTGGGACTCGTCTGACTCAAAGTCAGAGGGAGACCATGGTGGAGGCTATGCATGCAAATGCTGGAGAGGAAAGAGTTGAACCTGCGCAGTTTGTTTTCTCTCGAGAGGAGGCACGCTACCAAAATCGGCGTGGACGTCCCCAATTTAACCCAGAGGAATATGAAGGACGCATGCGCTGTCTTTGTTGTGCGGGTCTTCATTGTGACGTGCGTTTACGTCTGCGGTGTCAGGATCGTGGAGTCGCCTTGGTGGACCACGACTTGGAAGAAGCTCTTCAACGAGAACAGATGTGGATTTGTCATCGGCGAGGTGTTCTCTACTGGCAAGGGGATGCGCGAATAGAGGAGTCTACAGAGACGAACCCCGGTCTCATACTTGGGAAGATCGCAGATTTGTCGGACGATCAAAGGATTATTGTCCGATTTATGCTGTCGGTCTACGGAAGTTTTGTGGAACTCCTTGACGACATGGCTGAACAGATGCCACCTGCGATTTGGTTGAAGTACCAACAATGGGAGGATCTTGATGAAGTGTGGGATTGGTCTGTGCAACAACGTATGGATAATTTCCATCGCTTTTTCGAGATCGAACCAAATGCGCAGATGCCCGATTATGAAGATGTGATGCTGGCAAATGCAGGTGAAGAGAGCGAGGAGGCCGCTCCAGCCCGAGAAGCTTTCCAACGGTGGGAAGACTCGAGGTGGACCGGCTTCTGTAACTTTCTTTGGCATGCGTATAAATGGACCCAGGAGAAGACCCGTCCCGCATTTAACGTGTGTCAGGAGGCGGTCCACTCGTTTTTGACGAGTGACCTGATGAATTATTCAACAAAATTCATTCAGGAGTTGATTTATGCGACGTCCCTTGTGTTCCTCTATACAGTCACATTATTGACTGGAATTTCGCTTGCTGTGCAAACAGTGGCATTTATCCAGAAGATGATAGGGCTGCAAAAGATGGAACCAAATGTGCACGCTGGACCCTCTGGAGGGGATGCGCGCACGACCAGGTTGGCCAAGATGAGGATTTATCGCTCGAGGGCTAATGCAGTGGAAGAAGGCATTCAAGCTTTTCGAGAAGAGGTCTCTCGTCGGGGTTTTCCTGATGTGGCAGACAAGATGGAAGAGGTGATGCGGCGGAAGCATCCCCAATTCTTTGCAAACCATGCTGGTTTTGATTGCTTTGAGATGGATACTCTCGCAGAGAGGTTTCTGGAGAAGAACATGATTCTTCTCCGGATGCGGAAAAACGAGGAGAAACCAGAAGAAGGCAATTGGACTATGCAAGGCTTGGGAGTACGAGGCAATTTGTGCCTGGTTCCTTACCACTTTCGGCGCAGATTTCGAGAAGAAAGAGAGGTGGAGATCACTTATCGAGGAAAAGTGACAGTGACCAAAATCTCTCCTAAGGATTTCGTGAGATGCGTTGATGCGGATGGGAACGAGGTGAGTGACTTGTGTGTCCTCGCACTCGAGGCCCGGATAGGGCAATTTCCTGACTTGCTCTCCCATAAGCACTTTGTTCTACGACAGGAACACGCTGATTTGGATGGGATGGAGACTCAGATGCCCTCTAGAAGAGAGGACAAAGTCTCTGAGACCCACATCAGTTATTTTAAAGTGCGTGCCGCGCGGAAGTTGGCGTACGATGAGTATGTGGACGGACAGCGCAACGAGTACCTTATACCCGTGGGGTACACATATGGCATTCAGACAACAGCGGGATTTTGTGGAGCCCCACTCATAAAGACGACGGCAGTGACTCATGGGCGTATCTTCGGCATTCACTTGGCAAAGGACGCTCGGGGGCAATCATATGCGATGCCCCTTGATCATGAGTTTGTGGAGGAGAACATCAATCGTGCCGCCATGAGTTTGAGGGCGAACGTCTTTGAGGACACTCCCGATTGGTGGGAAGGAGAAGTCCTTGGAGTGAAGACGAGGGAAATGTCTTACTTTGATGGGTTTGTCAATCCCATCACTGTGATACCAGAGGGTCGAATGGAGTATGTTGCCACCCTTAAGCCTGGTTGGGCGGAGAGAGTGTGTAATAAGACGGACATTGTTCCGTCCCCAATTCATGGGGTGTTTCCGGTGAGGACGGCTCCTTCGGTCAAAACTGGTAAAGATACCAGGTTGCGACCGGAGCTGTTCGAGGATCCTGATTTTACACCTCTGAATGAGGGGGCGAAGAAATACTCGAGGCCCACAAAACCATTCAATAAACGAGCGCTAGAGTTAGCCACTCGGTGCGTCATCTCCTGTTACCTTCTGTTCGTGAAGCCCCTGGGAGGGGTAGCGAGGAAGCTAACGGAGTGTGAGATGATAAATGGCGTTCAGGCGTGGGGCTATACCAGACTTAACATGTTAACATCTGCTGGCTGGCCCCACAAGCGATTAAGGAACCCGTTTCACGGGACAAAAGGAAAGAGGTTTCTCTTCGAGCTCGAAGATCCAGAGCAAGAGCAGGAGAACCTCATTCGATATAAGATCAGAGACCCAACTCTTCGGCGAGATTTGGATGAGTATCAGGCTAACCTCAATAGGTTTAAAAGAACTTTTACCGTTACTTATTCGAATCTCAAAGACGAGAGACGGCCTCTGGCCAAGATCGAAAATGGAGCAACGAGACTCTTTGACTGTATGTCGTTGCCAAACACACTCCTTGTGCGCAAGTACTTTGGAGCGTGGGTGGCAACGATGAACAGCCATTGTGTCGATGGTTACGCGGCCATTGGGATTGATCCAGAATCCCCTCAGTGGAGTGCACTGTATCGGAGGCTTGCCAAATTTGGTGGGAGGATGATTGCAGGGGACTTCAAGGAGTGGGATGGACAGCTTGATCCTGATGTGATGATGCGTGCGGTGGAAGCGATAAACGCTTGGTATCAGCATTATGGCGGAGATGATTGGAGTCCGGCGGACGACATAATCCGACAGATCCTGATAACGGACGTGATTCGCGCATTTACGATCTATGGAAATACTGTGGTATTTAAAGACCAAGGACTCCCTTCTGGGATGGCTATCACAGCGGACCTCAATTCAATCTGCGATTTGTTGTACATGATTACAGCGTTTTTCAGCTTGCGGCCTTCGGGGTGCTCGGAGCGGTTTGAGGACAATGTGGAAGTAACATTCTATGGAGATGATCACCTCCTTGCGGTGCGACCCACCGTTCAGGAGTGGTTCAACTTTAATAGTCTTCGGAAGTACTATGCAAAGCACAACATTCAGTACACCGATGCTATGAAGAGAGGGGGCGACATCCCTGACTTTGTGCAACTCGAGAATGAGGCCACCTTCCTGAAGAGGAAGTTTGTGCCACATCCAGAGATGAAGGGTTTCATTCTCGCGCCTATCGAAGAGAGAACCATTGAGGAGCTTGCGAATTGGATTCGCAAGACTGGTAGACCAACGGATGCCTTGATGGGGAATCTCCGAGATTTGCAGGCCTTTGCATACCACCATGGAAAAGAATATTACGACAAGACAATGGAAAAAGTTAACGCCGCTCTAATAAAGTTGCGTTCGCAGGAAGCGGGAGATGTTTCGTTTCGGCCATTACAAGAGGACTTCGAGGAGATGGATGACCAGTGGGTCGCCAAATTCACGGGGTGAATTTAACAATTTATTTAACCAAGAATTATTTAATCAAGATTAAGTGTTTTAGTTTGTAAGTTGGCTCAGCTGAGCCTCCCCTTGTAATGGGGCGGTCCCGGGTTTCTTAGGCATGTTCTTCCCGGTTTAAATCAGCGTGAATATCCGAAATTCACCAAAAACATTATAAAACGTGTGTGTCCACTCTGTTTTAATATAAATATTCGG